GCATTTGGTGAACTTAAACTTATGGAAGGGTCAGCTAAGATTATATCGCTCATTGCCAGAGATGAAAATCAACACCTTGTCCTCACCCAAACCATACTAAAATACTGGAGAGAAGGTGATGACCCAGAAATGAAACAGATCATGGAGGAAGAGGAGGAGTGGACCTACAAGCAGTTTGATCTATGTGTTAATGAAGAGAAGAAATGGGCAGAGTATCTCTTTAGAGATGGTAGTATCATAGGATTGAATGACAAATTATTGTTTCAATATGTTGAGTGGATTGCCAATAAGCGCATGAAGATGGTAGGATTGAAGCCCGTTTATGATATTGCCGCAAGAAACAATCCATTACCTTGGACACAACATTGGATTAGTTCCAAAGGTCTTCAAGTAGCACCTCAAGAAACTGAGGTTGAATCTTACGTTGTTGGTGGCATCAAACAAGATGTCAACAAAGACACTTTTGCTGGTTTCTCATTATGACAAAAAACTACGACGATTCTAATTGGCGTGAAGAGATGAAGGGATACACCTCTAACAAACTCCAGTCAGAGATGTTAGATAATGGTCCTAAGAGCCTTGCTCAGTCATGGATGATGGGTGCATTGTATAATAAGTGGAAAAAGATGAAGGGTTATACAGACCCCCCACCACCTGATTGCTCATCCTCACTCAAAGAGTGGGAACAAAGCATCAAAAAACATCAATCTTGACATGCCCACTACCATCAAATTCACTATCGCACAAGACGGTACTGTTACCGAAGAAGTGCAAGGAGTTAAGGGAACACAATGTGAATCCCTAACAAAAAATATCGAAGATCGACTTGGTGTTATTGAAAACCGTATACATACTCCAAGCTACTATCAGAAAGTAGAAGGAGATCTTGAAGAATTTACTCACGATTCGGAGTGTGCTTAATGTCCCATTTTACTAAAATTCAAACCAAATTAAAAGATAGACCTGCTTTAGTAGAAGCATTAAATCTTCTTGGTCATTTTCCAGAAGAGGAGAAAGAATTAAAAGTTACTGGGTATCATGGTAAAGGTCATGAGACTGTTACTGCTGACATAGCAATAGCAAAAGATTCTGGTTTCAAATGGAATAATACTACAGGAACTTTTGAATTAGTTGCTGATGTTCAGACATGGGATATGAATATTCCTATCACTAGGTTTCTTGATAAACTTACACAACAGTATGCGAGGATGATGGTATACAATACTGTCAAGGAGATGGATGGATTTGAGGTACAGGAGGAGTGGGAGATGGATAATAATAGTATAGAGATAACAGTGACTAGGTGGGACTAAATAGGGTATAAGAATATGAAGATTATGAAATGGTTGAAGAAGGAGTTTATGAAAACCCCTGGTTATATGAGGGTAAACCTTTCACTACTGACGATATTGGCGATTTCTTCGGTTTCGTCTACCGCATTACTAATATCCAGTCTGGTAAACGATACATCGGTAGAAAATATTTCCAACAAAAGCGTAAACCTAGAGGTGGTAAGAGACGGGTTACGTCTGAGAGTGACTGGAAAAGATACTATGGAAGCTCTGCAGAGCTTAGTGCAGATAGAAAGTTACTTGGAAATGCTGCATTCAAACGAGAGATCTTATCCCTCCATACCAGACTCGGAGATGTAAATTTTGAAGAGACTAAACAGTTGTTTCTTCACAATGTCCTAACAGAAACTCTTGACGGAAAAACACCTTTATATTACAATAGTAATATCTTAGGACGCTACATGCGTAAAGATTATTTTAAACCTGAACAATGAAAATCTTTTTAGACACTGCTGATTGCGAACAGATTCAAAAGCATTTTGCTTCTGGATTGATTGATGGTGTTACAACCAATCCCACTCTTATCATGAAGAGTCATAGGAAACCTGATGATGTTTATCAAGAACTCAAGGATATTGGTTTGACTGACATTAGTATGGAAGTAGTTGCGGATAGTGTCCTTGCTACGGTTAAGGAAGCTCATCGTCTACATGAAAAGTTTGGTGAAGTGACAACTATCAAAGTACCTTGTACACCTGATGGTTTACAATCATGTCATGAACTTGCTAAGGAAGGTATCAAAGTAAATGTAACTCTTATCTTCTCACAGGTACAAGCAATTCTTGCTGCTAAAGCAGGTGCTGCATATGTATCACCATTTGTAGGTAGAGTAGATGACAATTCATTTGGTGGACTATGCTTAGTAAAAGATATTGCTAAGGTATTCCGTGAGCATATGGTAAGAACTCAAGTTTTAGCAGCATCTATTAGAGGTGCTAGAGATGTGGGTAGAGCATTTGAATATGGTTCAGATATTGTTACTATGCCAGTAGGTGTCTTTGAAAAATGCTATAAACATATCCTTACAGATAAAGGTTTGGAATTATTTGATTCAGATTGGCAATCCGTTCAAGCATTAAACAATGAGAATTCATCTCTGGTATAGTACAGATCTAAAAGTGTGGCGTTGGTGCGTCACAGATCGTAGGCCTTATGTTTTACCTGATAGGCAGGAAACTGGTGAGGCTAAAGAATTAGATGATGCAATGGATGCTATTAAAAAGATATCAAAAAAATGGATAGGAAAAGAAGAACCCAACGCAGGTTGGTTTGGAGCTTAGAAAAATGGTAAAAGTAAGATGCCGTGTATGCGGTAAAGAGGTAGAAGGTCATTCTCACCAGACAAGATGCTGTGGTTGTAGTAATATGACCACAGTAACAGGAGATAGTATCAGTGCTCTTGATATGTCAAAGGTGATGATCGTGTCTCATGGACATTCCGCAAAGAAAAAGGATGGTCTTACTTCTCAAGACTTGGAGTGGCAAGAGCAAAGGAGGAAGAGAAAAGTTAAGAAACTTAACTTTGAGGTGCGATAATCTAAAGAGGACATTAAGAATATACATAATAATACAAGACTATGTTATAGTATCCTCACATACCACCGTAAAACTATGATTAATCTAGACGAGCGATACCTATCTTACTTAGATGGTAGTAAGAAAATGAGGATTGATGGTATAGAAGAAAAGGTTGAGTCTTATGGATGGCACTGTGATGGTAATGATATAAGAGGACACTACGTTACAACAGAGAATTTTAAATTGTTCTATAATATGGAAGGGATATTTACAAAAATGGAAACTTTAGCTGCATTGAAGGCATAAAAAATCCCCTCGTGTGAGGGGAATTATTTTTTAATTTTGATTCATAGTAAGACCTCTTTGCAGATCCGTTTACAAGTGGACTGATCATCTTCACATTCAATTAAACAGGCATAGTAGTCATTGACTTTAACGTCTTCATCAGTAACATATCCTTCTGCATGACTATTCCATCCTGCGAGTTGATTGTAAGACATCATCATAAGTTTTACCTCATTAACCACATACTATATAGCATATTTGTGAGCATTTGACAACATTTTCTTTACAATTTTTAAACGTGTAAATATACTTGTATACTATTACGTAATAAGATGAAAAAGTATTTCGATAAAGTTGTTGAGTGGGACAAGAATCTCATCAAAAAGTGTCAAGACAAGTTTGGATTGACAGATTATCAAGTTGTTTGTATCTCCTTTGCTAAGGGATTTATAATCGGTGCAATCTTACTCTGAGATAGTTTGGTCGGTCAACATAATGATCGCCATTCTTTTAATAGCAGTTGCTATTGTAATTTACTGGGTTTTTAAATACGATGATTGGAATCCTAATCCCATTATTACTGATGACGAGCCCAGCGAAAGCGTGGGAAGTGGAGAAACAACAACCTTATGAGGGTATGTTACCTGACAATTCTCATATACTTAATACTTGGATGCAAGAGATGAGGAATTGGGAACTGGAGCAGTCTCTTAACGATCCTGAATTTGATATAAATAATGCACTTGCGGATTATTTAAATGGGAGCCATGGTTCCACCGAGCAGGAAGAGCTGCTACAACTTCAGAGTAACAAAGATTGATAAGGTTTTAGATGGCGATACTATCGATGTTACTATTGACCTCGGTTTTGATTTATACAAGAAAGAAAGAGTTAGAATTGCAGGAGTTGATACGCCAGAGAAAAGAACAAGAGACTTGGAAGAGAAGGCACTGGGAATAGATGCTACTAACTGGTTGAAGAAAAAATTAGAAGATACTATTGCAGGTGAAGGTGATGAACTCTCTATTAGAACAGAACTTGTGGGTGGCACTGGGAAGTATGGTAGGCTTCTTGGGTGGTTATATATTAACGAGGATGTTATTTCCTTAAATGAACAGATGATTACGGAGGGTTATGCTTGGGCATATGATGGCGGCACTAAACAGAAAAATTTTGAAAGCCTACGTGAAATTAGGCGTTCGTTTGGGTCATTGGTCGAGTCTTGATCAAGTCTACATAGATTCAAATGGCGAAACAGGAAGGCGTGTATACGCTGACTGGCTTATACCAACAGAGGAATACGAAAACTCATGAAAAATTTACCAATTCCACTACTCACATTCTTAGCAGCACAAGTAGGTGCAGCAGTTTGGTGGGGTGCTCAAATAGATTCCAAGGTAAGACTTGTAGAAGAGAACAGGAGATACATTCAAGAGGTGGTAATTCCATCCTATGAGATTAGTGACAACTGGGACAACCCACACTATAATAACTGGTTAAAAGCAGGAGGTTGGAAGGATAAGTAATGACACAATCCCTCAAGTGGGTCTTTAGACTTATCTTTGTTGTGGTTGGATTTGAATTAGTAATAGTTTCTTCTACTATTGCTGGTTGCTTTATGACTGATAAGTGTAATGACGAAGACACTCAAGCAATTAAAGATACCATGAATGGTTTAGCAACCAAAGCATTTGCATTATATGCTGCAGAGAAAGCAGGACAGGTAGCAAATGAAAAGAAGAATATATGTCCTAAATGTGGTAAAGAATGATTGAAGAAAGAAATGAACTTATTGCCTTACTGAAAGAGAAATCTTACCGTAAGGGTGAATTTATGCTGTCCTCTGGTAAGAAGAGTGAGCATTATATAAATTGTAAACCAGTAACACTACAGTCTGATGCTTTACTCTTCATCAGTTGGTGTATACTTGAGTGTATAGAAGATGATACTGTAGCAGTAGGAGGCCTCACCTTAGGAGCAGATCCTTTGGTAAGTGGTGTTGCTATGGCATCTGCTATTGTTGATGATAAACCATCAGTAGATGGTCTTATTGTAAGAAAGGAACCGAAAGGACATGGTACAGGAGCATGGATTGAAGGACCACTACCTCCTAAAGGTTCTAAAGTAACTGTACTAGAGGATGTTATCACTACAGGAGGTTCGGCAATCAAGGCAGCAGAAAAGTTGCGTGATGCTGGATATATAGTTGATAGAGTGGTAGCAATTGTGGATAGACAGGAAGGTAAGGAAGCATATGACGCATTAGAAAAGGCTGGATTGGATGTAGTAAGTCTATTTTTGCTAGAAGAAATTATTAAGTATAATTCCTCTTGACAGGAATCCATACTTATCCTAAACTAACTACGTTCACCTTAGACAAATGACACGTTCGCTTGTAGACAAATTCCATAAGCACATACCACTGTTAGAACAAACTGTAAGAAGGGAGTGTGATTTGGATCACTCAAATCCAAAACTATACAGAAAGGTATACCGTTATTTTAAAGGACAAGGAGTTGAATTTTTTGGCAACCCCGACGATGATTATGAGTTAATCGTTGAGGAACTACAAACCGCACTAAACAAAAACAAATGAACGTTATTATGGAACGGTTCCCATACCGTTATGTTGAGTCAGGCACATTGGAAAATGGCAAACCTGATTTCAGAATCCAGAAAATGGATAACTGGACAAAGAGATACAAAGACATGTATCATTGTGATAATTCAATGCAGTTAACTACTGCTATTGAAGATTTTGAGTATACAAAATGGTTAGATCCTGCAGGTGTTCCTGCCTACAGGAAATTTAACTAAATAGCAAAAGCACACTTATTTGAAAAATGGCAACTAAAGGAAAGGCAGCAAAGTCTGCAACAGGTGCTTCGATGTCAAAATATGATGTTGAAGTGGAGTCTAGACTTCAAGCACTTGAATCAGCAGTAGCTGAACTACAAGCACATTCTCATGATGCACCAGCAACAACAGCAGTTGCAACAGGTGATGACCATGACAAACTTCTTGAAGTTGAAGCAGCACTAAACAAAGTTAGAGGAGTACTAGGAGTATAATGACTTGCACTGCGTTAGTATTGGGAGCAGGTGGATTCATCGGTTCCCATATGGTTCGCCGTCTCAAGAAGGAAGGTTACTGGGTGCGTGGGGTAGACCTCAAGCGTCCAGAATTTTCTTCTACTGAGGCAGACGAATTTATTCAAGGTGATTTAACAGATCCTCTCTTTGTAGAGAAGATACTTCGTTATACAGGAAAGACTGGTAACTTCTATAAGCAAGATGTTCCTAGTAAATACTGGCATCCATTTAATGAAATCTATCAGTTTGCTGCTGATATGGGTGGAGCAGGATTTATATTTACAGGCGAGAATGATTCAGAGATAGTTCATAACTCTGCCAGCATTAACTTAAATGTTCTACATGAACAGAAGAAGTTAAATGATTTAACAGATCGTAATTATACTAAGATTTTTTATAGTAGTTCAGCATGTATGTACCCTGCATTCCATCAGGAAAGTACAGATGATCCTAAACTACCAGAGGATATAGCATATCCAGCACAACCTGATTCTGAATATGGATGGGAAAAACTATTCAGTGAGAGGTTATATCTCACTTACAATCGTAATCATGGTATCCCTGTTAGGGTTGCTCGTTACCACAACATCTTCGGACCAGAAGGAACTTGGAAAGGAGGAAGAGAAAAAGCTCCTGCTGCAATCTGTAGAAAGGTTTCAGAAGCGGAGGCAGGTGGACCTGTCGATGTGTGGGGAGACGGCTTACAAACTCGTTCCTTCTTGTATATCGATGAATGCATTGAAGCAACTAGAAGACTGATGCAGGGAGACTTCATGGGACCAGTTAACATTGGTTCTGAGGAGATGGTAACTATTGATGAATTAGTTAACATTGCTGCTAAGGTAGCAGGTAAGACTATTGAGAAGGTTCACATCACTGATTCCAATGCTGTTGGTGTTCGTGGTAGAAACTCATGCAACGATCTCATTAGAGAGAAACTTGGATGGGATTATGAACAAACCTTAGAAGAGGGTATTCGCAAGACATACGAATGGATTGTAGAACAGAACCCTAAAGCAACTGACCGTGAACAACTAGAAGATTCTTTAGATTATGAAGAAGTTATTTTCTCAGGTTGAAGAAGGCAAACTTCTTCACATCATCAATCGATTTGATGAAATAGAAGGGAGAACAGATGTTGCTCCTGCAGACCAATTCATACAACTTGCTACATTGAGGATGGAAAAGGGTAAAACCTTCCGTCCTCATAAGCATATATGGAAACCTTGTCCTAGTCCTCAGATAATTGCTCAAGAATCTTGGGTAGTTATTCAGGGATCGGTTAAGGTTTATTTTTATGACATCGATGATACTCTTCTTAGTACAGAAGTTATTAATCAAGGTGATTGTTCAATGACCTTTGAAGGTGGTCATACGTATGAAATACTAGAAGAAAATACTGTTGTATATGAGTACAAAACAGGACCATATCAAGGAGTAGAAAACGATAAGGTTTTCTTGGAGGTGGGTGATGTCAGTTAAGTTACCATCTTGGTTAAGGAAAGAAATTAAAGCAATAGTTGTAGAGGCTTTACGAGAGTGGGAAAATGATGTAGAATATTTGGGTAGACCAGGATACATCTGGAATTCTGAAATGCGAAAGTGGGAACCTGATGGCAAACAAACTGAAGATTAATCTAGGATGTGGTTGGAGAAACTTCGGCCCTGATTGGATACACATTGATGGTGGAGACTATGATCACTTAGATCATAAGGACATCATCGATTTTCCATATGAGAATGTGGACTTGATTTATGCGTCCCACGTGATAGAATACTTTGATAGGGATGAGATAGTTCCTATTCTTAAGAAGTGGAAATCCAAATTAAAGAAGGATGGTATCCTTCGTATTGGTGTTCCTAATTTTAATACTCTATGTGAAATCTATTTTCGCACAGGTGATATTAAAAAAATTCTTGGTCCTTTATATGGAAAGATGCCAATGGGTGATGAAACCATTTATCACAAAACAACATACGATGAGAGTTCTTTAACTGAACTTCTCTTAAGTGTTGGATTTGAAGGTGTGAAACCGTGGGATTGGCGTGAGGTTGAACATGGTAAATACGATGACCATTCTCAAGCATATTATCCTCACATGGATAAGGAGAATGGTATGCCAGTGAGTTTGAATTTGGAGGCCTACAATGGGGTTTGAATTAGTTACTAAACTAGAGGATAAGGTTGCATCATTCTTTGGAGCACCTTATGCTATTGCTACAGACTCTTGCACTCATGCAGTTGAGTTGTGTTTACGTTATGAGGATCCCTATGAGGTAACCTTTCCAACTCATACCTATCCATCTATTCCTTTTTTAGGACATAAGTTGGGATTGAGATGGACTTTTAAAGAAGAGGAGTGGGTAGACTATTATCAGATTGGTAATACAAATGTCTATGATGCTGCTGTTCTGTGGAAGATGGGTGGTTACATACCTAGCACACATATGTGTCTTAGTTTTCAATTCCAGAAGCATCTTAAGATAGGTAGGGGTGGTATGATTCTTACTGATAATAAAGAAGCATTTGAAATAATGTCAGAAATGGTGTATGATGGTAGAAATAGTAGAGACATTCCTTGGAGAGAACAAAACATCAAAACTATTGGGTATCATTATTACATGACACCCGAAGCAGCACAGACAGGATTGGATAAGTTTGAAGAAGCAGTTGTGTCAGAACCAAAGATTTGGACTGATCGTGACTACCCTGACCTTAGAACTATGGATGTATTCAAATGACTTTATCAACACCAGTAGAAGACTCTCTAAGAGAGGCACAATCAAATTTACGTAATGCATTAGCATATGCAGCACGTACTGAATCACCTTACACCAGTAAGCATATTGCTGAAATGCTATCTAAGATTGAAGCAATCATTGATGCAGAAGAGTTTCTTACTAAGATAGAATCTGATGACTAAGAGAGCTCTTATCACTGGTATTAGTGGTCAAGATGGAAGTTATCTCTCTGAGTATCTTTTAAGTCTTGGTTATGAGGTTCATGGTATCCTTCGTCGTCACTCTGTAGCAGAGAATCAAGACGCAAGGATAAGAGAATTGGAGGTTATCACTCACTATGGTGATTTGACTGATGAACTATCACTAGTTCGTATTCTCCAAGAGAATCAGTTTGATGAGATATATAATCTCGCTGCTATGAGCCATGTTCGTATCAGTACTGACATGCCATCCTTTACTATCAAGACAAACAGTCTTGGAGTATTGAATATGTTAGAACTATGCAGGGTTCTCCAACCAGATGCTAAGTTCTATCAAGCAAGTTCATCTGAGATGTTTGGTAACTCTATAGATGATGATGGATGTCAAAGGATAACTACTCCCATGCATCCTGTTTCACCTTATGGTTGTTCTAAGGTACTGGCGTATAATCTTGTTCGGCACTATCGTGCTGGCTACAATAAACATTACGTCAATGGAATACTCTTTAATCATGAATCACCAAGGCGGGGGTCAAACTTTGTCACCAACAAGGTAGTTAAGACTGCTGTACAAATCCACAAAGGATTGCGTGACAAACTGGAGTTAGGTAATCTTGATTCTAGTCGTGACTGGGGACACTCAAAAGATTATGTTCGTGGTATGCATTCCATACTGAACAATGATGTTCCTAAGGATTATATTATCTCTACAGGTGACACGCATACAGTCCGTGACTTTTGTAGATATACCTTTGATAAACTTGGTAAGAACTACGAAGACTATGTGATTCAGAACCCTAAGTTTATGCGTCCTGAGGAACTTAAGTTCCTTAAGGGAGACTCCACTCCAATCCGTGAGGAATTGGGTTGGGAACCTGAGTATACATTTGATAGTATGCTTGATGAAATGATTGAATTTTGGATGAACAATGTTTAAGAACTCTTCGCATCATGGCCCAACTCAGTTATCACTAGAGACTGAGTTTGAAAAGAAAGTTAGTATTTCCTTTGACACATTGGAGAAGGATTTAGATGCTGACGTAAAAGTTCTAGTGGTGGTTGAACCTCCTTGTGTTCATCCATTTGATGACTTGGTTAGAAAGGGTGCATCTGAGTTTGATTTGATCCTCACTTATCGTGAGTGGTTGGTAGAAGAACTTGAGAATGCACAACTCTTTAACTGGAGTAACTGTTGGATAAATGATGCTAAGATTGATAAGCGTAATCAAATTAGTTACCTCACCACTAATAAGGGATGGTGTGAAGGACACAAGTTACGTCAAGAGATATGGTATGCGTTGGAAGAGTATGATGAGATAAATGACTTTGAAGTATGGAAGAAGAGAACACCACCTTCTATTCCTAATAAGAATGTTGCACTAGAGAATGCTAAGTTCACTATCTCTTTAGAGAATAGTGAGATTAATAATTATTTCTCAGAGAAGTTATTAGATTGCTTTGAGACTAAGACTATCCCTCTTTATTGGGGTTGTCCTAACGTGGGTGATTACTTTAATATGGATGGTATATTACATTTCCATACCATAGAAGAGATGGAAGATTTGATAAACACTTTGACACCCGAACTATATGATGCTAAACTAGAAGCGGTAGAAGATAACTACCAACGGGGTAAGAAATATCATAATGCCACGGACAGAGTTGCTGAAGAGGTCCGAAAATTTATCTCTAAATAAAACACATTATGATTCATTATGCAACAGGTAGGTAAGCATTGCTGGTGTAGCCCTAAGTCGGGTATTATCCTTGCAGAAAGTACATGGCAGAACGTCCTTGTACCAGACAGTGATTATAAGTTTCTTCAGATGAGGGATCCTTATAATCGTGTTGTTAGTATGTTCCTTAATAAGATTGTAGATATAGATGTAAGACATCTTGCTGATGTTAAAAGAGAGAGATGGGTTCCTTGGATTGATGTACCAGATCCTTACGATGATATTAATTCACGTGCAGAAGTTTATAAGAATTATCTAACACACGTTGGTCCTGGATGCTATCGTCTTCCATTGGATCCTAATAAAAATTTGCTGGACTATACATTCAAAGATTTTGTTTTTGATGTATTGGGTAACCTTGATTTGTATCAATGGTTTGACCCTCATTTTGCATACCAAACTAAGTTTTTCTTTAGTGGTAATGTAGAGATAAGATTTGATGATGTTGTATTGCTTGAGGACTTACCTGAAGCATATGCTATACCTGCTAGAGAGCTAGGTGTGGAGGTTAATCTTGACCCAGAACACTTAGCAAAAGCAGGTAGAATGGGAGTTAAGGAAGATATTGATGGTCCTTTCCATGAATGGACAGTAAGACAGTGGTGGGACTTGGGTAAGTCACCCCTTGCAAAATATTACGATTCATTCTATACTGATGAAATACGTGCTAAAGTTAAAGAGCTTTATGCACCTGACTTTGATCTCATTGCCCAAGTAAAAAATGAGCATTTACAATGAATGTAAGATTGTTATCAATCTTAACCAACTGGTGAAGGATAGACCCTGTGGAAGGGACTTAGATGCTGAACACGTAGATAACATTGCTAATGATCTACGTAAGAGATTGACATTTGATTCTTTGTTTGGACAAGTTGACCAAATCATTTGGGACTATGCTGCTGATTGTGGTATAGATCTCTCAGAATCAGAGGAGTGTCAATCTTTTGGATTCACCATACCTGAATATGGTTCTAAAACAATAGAAACTATTGAGGTAACGATGGAAAAGGAAAAGAAGGAAAGAGAGAAAGAGTTCAAAAAGAACTTTGAAATGGTTGACTTAGTGTCATCATCATGGACAATCCAAGTACCCAAACGAAAAAAATGACTCTACATTATCAGATTCTTGAAGAAGACATCATCAATTGGTTGAAAGATTATTATTATATGCATTCTCTTAATGCATTTGTAATAGGTGTATCAGGTGGAATTGATTCTGCTGTAGTCTCTACTCTCTGTGCTAAAACAGATCTTCGTACTTATGTTTTGACGATGCCTCTCCACTCTAAGGAGGGTAATACTAAACTGTCAAATCAACATGCTAATAGATTAGCTGCTGAGTATTCTAATGTTATTAGATTAGACGTTGACTTATCTGAAACTTATGATAAGTTTATCTCTAACATAGATGATACCTTTACAGGTAATAAACTTGCTAATGCGAATACAAAGTCTCGTCTACGTATGGTCACTCTCTACCAGATTGCTGGAACAGTGGGTGGTGTTGTAGTAGGAACAGGTAATAAGGTAGAAGATTATGGTGTAGGGTTCTTTACTAAGTATGGTGATGGTGGTGTTGATATTGCACCAATTGCTGACCTTTATAAGTCACAGGTCTGGGCTCTTGGAGAACATCTTGGAGTGAATCCAGAAATCATTGCTGCTACTCCTACTGATGGATTGTGGGATGATGGTAGAACAGATGAAGGACAAATAGGAGCATCGTATAAGGAATTAGAAGAAGCAATGGAGTATCGTAAAGGCCCTGCTGTGGACATACTTGACGAATTTAATAGGAAGAATAAACATAAGATGGAACCTATCCCTACATTCACACTGGAGAAACATTATGACACTAGTAGATCTTGATGCTTTGGATAACATCGTAGATCCCAGACCAACTATAGGTGTTATAGGAGCAGGTAGATTAGGTATCTGCTTTGCTCTCCTTGCTGATAGAGCAGGGTATAAGGTTATTGTATCTGATGTTAGAAAGGATTATGTAAAAAATCTTCAAGAGAAGACGATTAGTACTAATGAACCATACGTACCAGAGTTACTTAAACAATCTGATATAAAAGCAACTACTTCTAATGAAGAGGTTATTAAAGAATCAGATATCATATACACATTTGTTGCTACTCCTTCTCTTAATGATGGTAGTTATGATGTGAGTGCAGTTCAAAAGGTTGTTGATGATATATTGGATACTCCATTAGTCTTTACTGATAGAAAGACTTTTGTTGTTGGATGCACTACGAATGCAGGTGACTGTGATAAGTTTGCAGAACAATTGCCTGGTATGAAGGTGTATTATAATCCAGAGTTCATAGCACAAGGTGCTATTGTTAATGGATTACTAAAGGCTGATATGGTATTGGTTGGTGGTGAGTATGATAGAAAGATTGTTGATCTTTATTATCGTATTCAAGGTCCAGAGATGGAACCTAATATGAACTTCATGTCTTTGACTGCTGCTGAACTGACAAAGATTGCTTTGAACTGTTACCTTACAATGAAAATTAGTTATGCTAATCAGGTAGGTGAGGTACTAACAAAGTTTGGTTTAGATGATGAGATAGATACTGTGCTGAATGCCATAGGTGCAGACAGTAGAGTTGGTTCTAAGTATCTGGGTTATGGATTTGGGTTTGGTGGTCCGTGCTTACCAAGAGACAATCGTGCTTTTGCTCATGCTGCAGAAACAGTTGGACTTAAAAACAACATTGGATTAACCATTGATGCATTCAATGATGAGCATTCAGATTTTTTAGCAAATGAATTATGTGAGAAGCATAAGAATAAGAAGGTTCCTTTCTATTTTCCTGATGGAATTACTTACAAGAAAGGTACAGATATTTTAGAGGAGAGTCAACAGTATCGTTTGTTTAAAGAATTATTATCTAGAGGTTATAAGGTTACTGTAATGGAGTTGCCAGAGGTAGTAGAGAAGGTGTATGATGACTTGGTATATACATGGCCTGGCCAATTTAAATTCATTTATTGTGAGGAACACATACCTCCTGATTATCATAAGGTGAACTTCTAATGCTTTACATTTACACTCCTGCTGACGGTAAGAACACAGAAGGTATTGGTGCTATGGCACAGTACCAGATACATGCATACAATTTATCTCAAGCAATTATTGGTGCAAGGTTTCTAGGTAGAGACTTTACTAATCTCCAACACTATCAGGACTATGGTACACAAGAAGAGTTCTGTAAAGAATGTACTGAGTTCTTTAACTTCCCTAATCGTGTAGAACTACCTGACTTAGAAGTAGTTAAGTTTGATAATTTCACACCAGAGTTTGAAGAGTTTGTAGAGAAGTATCAGAACAGTAGAGAGGATAAGATTATTGAGATTAATAATTTTGCATTGATGCCTTGGGCTGATACTAATATTAAATGGTGGGGTAAGGAACGTATCTTTGAATCATTGATTCCTCATATTCGTTTTGATCCATCTAAAGAGTATCTTGATACTAATAAGTTGAATGTGTCTATGCACATTAGAAACTTCATGCCTGATAGGGACAATGATCATTCACCTACCAGAGAATACTATGAACCTGGTAGTCCTAAAGAAAAGTATTTCCTTAACCTAATGAATGGTATTGAGGAAACTTTTGAGTTTGATAAAGAGTTTCATATCTATTCACAAGGACAAGAAGAATGGTTTGATAGTTTCTTGAACCAAGGATACAATGTTCAACTTCATATTAATGAACATCCATTGACATCTCTCTATCATATGATAAAATGTGATATAAGAGTATTGTCTAATAGTTCTATGAGTTATCTTGCTGCTCTCTATGGAAATGGTTTATCTGTGGCTAGGGATAACTTCCCACATGCTACACTCAACACAGTTTATACTGATGCTGAGGGTAAGTTTGATACATCCCTTGTGAGTGTGGAATCAAAATGAAATTTAAAGCAACTGTAAATGTAAAGTTGAGAGGATCTGTTTCAGATGCTGCTGGTAATGCTGTGATGAATAATACTCATAGAGTTGCTCCTAATCTTAAATCAAATCTCTTACGGATTGGTAAGTGTATTGATTACTGGTTTGAAGCAGAAGATTATGAAACAGCAGAGAAAGAGTTGTATAAACTTAGTGATTTGTTTCTAGCCAATACTGTGATAGAAGATTGGGAATATGAATTTCATGAGACGGAAGAAACTGGTATAGGTAATATATCAAATGATAATGCAGGTACTTCAAAACATTCTATATTTGATGCATCATGATTGGTTACAACAGACTCGGAGACAATGGAAGATTTGGTAATCAGATGTTCCAGTATGCATCCTTAAGAGGGATAGCAGCAAAGCATAATTATGATTGGTGTGTTCCACCATCAGACACATACAAGGAAGCAAACTATGGTTTGTTTGATTGCTTCAAGATGACAGGTGCAGAAGGTCATGTAGGATATGTTCCTGAGAACTTTAAGACACTTAATGAAAGCACCTTTGCGTTTGATAAGGAACAGTTTGATTCTTTCCCTGACAATGTGAACGTGGATGGATACAGACAGACTGAAAAATATTTTAAGCATATTGAGAATAAGATTCGTAAGGACTTCGCATTTAATACAGACATAATGAAGCCCTGCAGAAAGTTTATGAAGCAATTTGCTGGTGGTAGAGTTGTGTTCCTTCATGTTCGTAGAGGTGACAACGTAGGTAGACCAGACTTCTATCCTATGCCTAGAGTGGAGTATTATAAGAGAGTGTTGGATAAGTATTTCCCTACTGAGGAGTGCCTAGTTATTAGTGATGATCCAGAGTGGTGTAAGAACGAACCATTCTTTGATCAGGATAGGTTCTTTGTTAGTGAGTCAGTTGATTACTATGACCATGAAACACTAGAGGGTGATGGTAGTAGAAAGAAATCTGCAATTCCATATGTTGACTTATGCTTGATGTCTCTCTGTACAGATGCTATAATATCTAATAGTACGCTTTCTTGGTGGGGTGCCTGGTTACAAAAAGATAAGGATCATAAAGTTATCGCTCCCAGTCCTTGGTTCGGAGATAAACTATCCTTTAATGATCTTTCTGACATCCTCCCAGAAGGATGGATCACTGAAACATTTACGGAGACTGGAAACTGATGCTGGGCTTTAATCATCTTGGTCGTATGGGACAACTGGGTAACCAGATGTTTCAGTATGCATCCCTTAAGGGGATAGCACGTAACCGTGGTTTTGATTACATGGTTGCTAACAATGAGGATCCAGTCGTTGATTCTCTTGGTAATAGATTATATACAGAACTTTTTAATCCATTTGATCTTGATGTAAAGCAAGGTGTATTGGAGACAGATCGATACATTCAGGAACCACACTTTCATTTTAGTGAGGAACTGTTTGATAACTGCCCAGACAATACATCACTGGTAGGATACTATCAGACACCAATGTATTTTAATCACATCAAGGATGAGATACGTAAGGACTTTACTTTCCGTAAAGAGATTTTAGAACCTTGTAAAGAGATAATGGGTAAGACAGAAGATGCTATTGCTCTTCATATCCGTAGAGGAGATTTTATTACCAACGTAGAGAATCATTATAATCAGGGATTAGAATATTATGAGCAAGCACTTAAGAGATTTGATAAGAGAAGAGAGGTAATTATCTTTTCTGATGATACTGAGTGGTGTAACAAACAAAAGTTATTCCAACCTGATAGGTTCCTTATTGCAGAAAACAATAGTTCTTATATTGATATGTGTTTGATGGGTATGTGTACTGGATTCATTATTGCTAACAGCACCTTCAGTTGGTGGCCTGCTTGGTTATCTGAAGCAGAAGACAAAGATGTTGTATATCCTAAGAATTGGTTTGGTATCACTGGTTATACTAAAGACCATGATGTTTCTGATCTATTCCCTCGGAGGTGGGTAAAGATATGATTGAGAACACTACATTCATAGTCCCTCTAAGGATAGAGACAACGGATAGACTTAGAAATGTTATTGTTTCTACCTGCTATCTCCTTGACAATACTGATGCTAAGGTTATTATCAAGGAAGTTGATACAGCATCTACCTTTGCTGCTACAGCTCTACCACAGATTAAAGAATGTGTAGGTGAGGAGAAAGCACAAAGATTGCATACTGTTTTTGAACAGAGTAAGGATCCAATCTTCCATCGCACTAGGATCTTAAATGACATGACTATGATGTCTAAGACTCCTGTGGTGGTTAATTATGATTGTGATATACTTTTACCCTTGGAGTCTTATCAGCAAGCAGAAGAGAAGATTTTGGATGGTACATATGATGTTGTATATCCTTATGGTGATGGTGATTGGCAGTATCAAATCTTTGCTGATGATGAGTTGGTTTCTAACTTTATTAACGGAGATTATAATCTTTCTATACTTCATGATAAATCTAAAGTCTATGATGCTAAGTATGGATTCTGTCAATTCTTCAACCGTGAGAAATATATAGAAGGAGGCTTAGAGAACGAAAACTTTATTGCATATGGTTATGAGGATAACGAAAGGTGGTACAGATTCAACACACTGGGTTATAATGTTGGCAGACTGGATGCTCATGTTTATCATCTTGAACATGCTCGTACTGACAACTCGTGGTTTACTAACCCTTTCATAGACAAAAACAAAAACCTTTACGAAAGAATTAACCAAATGAATCGTGAGGAACTCAAAGAGTACTACAGCAATTTAGATTATGTCAAACTTCGCACTAGATAAAAACAAATCTGCACATAAACTCCAAGGGTTTACTCCTGTTCTTTGGATAAACTGTGACAAGGATGAACATCGTAAAGAGTTCATGGAAGACCAGTTTGAGTATTGGAATATAAAAAATCAAACTAGGATTAGTGGTATAGATGCGAGAGATGATGAAGATGTTACTCAGTATCTAAAGGGAAGAGTACCTGATAACTTATCACCTGGTGAGTTAGGCTGTTGCTTATCTCATATGAAAGCAATCAGATATTTTTTAGATGAAACTGATTATGATAGAGTTCTCATCATGGAAGATGATGTAGACTTCTCTACAGTTAAGTTCTGGAATTTTAGTTGGAACGATATGATATCATATCTTCCTCATGATTATGATTGTATGCAGTTTACGATTATTAATCCTGCTATAGTTCATATTACTATGCATCCTAGATTTATTAATGACTTCTCTGCTGCCTGTTATCTTATTACCAGACATCATGCAGAGAAGATTAGAAGGATGCATATGAGAGGAGAGAAGTACAAGTTAGATAATGGAGTACAACCTCGTGCAACATCAGAAGATTGTATTCTATATTCTGGTAAGACATATGTGCTTCCTATCTTCTTGTTCTCTATGGAGCATGGATCATCAATCCATGATGAGCATTTAGATATCTTCCATAAGAATAGTTTTAATGGTGTGAATGAGTTCTGGACAACATCTGGTTCTCAGATTCCAATAAATCAGTTGATGAAGTACGAACCATACATGTACGGTTTACCGCCTGGTTTTGATGTAAACGGTCCTATTCCAAGGGCAGATGAGCAAAAAGAGGGGGCTTGACGTATAATGTAAACTTATGTTATAATAAATACTATTAACAAAGGAATCGAAAGATCGTACCCCTGCGTAATGTAACAGATCCCATGTCGGGGATCTCATCATCCGCAGGATTTTTTTCTTGCGAGATACTTTAAAACAATCATGTCTATCAAATCAACAATCGCAGCTGCTTTTGCTGCACCTTTTCTACTTTCTTCAGCTGCTTTTGCTGGTCCTTATGTGAACGTAGAAGCAAATGCATCATATCCTGACGGAGAGTACACATCTGCAACAACTGACCTTCACTTCGGTTTTGACGGTGCAACTGATAAGATTGCTTACTACGTACAAGGTGGTCCTTCTTTCGTTCATACTGATTCATCAGATGACACTGAGACAGAACTTTCTGGTAAGGTTGGTCTAAGCGTTGCTCTTGCAGAATCTGCTGACATCTACGGAGAAATCTCTGGTATCACTGATGAGGATGCTACTGGTGATTCTATCGTTAACTTCGGTGGTAAAGTTGGTGTTAAGTACACATTCTAAATGAAAATCAAGCCTCTTAAACATTGTAGGTTATCCCAGATGAAATTCTTCTACTGGGATCCTAAGGATGACCCAAGAGAGCCTGAATACTATCAAGACCCTCCTTGCGGAGGGTCTTTTTTTGTGCTATAATAAAATCAAATTCTACATAACAATGTCAGTCCTAAGTCAAAGAGGAACTCCTATTACTGAAGAGCATTTCAGTTTTCTTCTCAAAGCTAATGAACCAAGATGTGGTTCTGCTAAATTAAAGTTGACTACCGAAGAAGCTGATAGATTTGTGCAGCTTACTAATAATATGGTAAATTGCATGTCTTGGAATAAGAGAGTTGATAGAGAACTGTTTAGTAAAGTATCAAGAATTATTGAACTTGCTTCAAGAGAAGCGGATGATGAATGCAGTTATCTTCCATTTCAGTTGTAAGTATGCTATAATATGTGAGTCGTTTGTTTTTCGCTACCTACGACTGCGGTATTCCCCTTTGGTGGGTTCAGGAATAGCGGCTATAGGAACCCACCATTCTAATATTCTTCCTATGAAAAAGACAGGAGACTTAGTAATGCATCCACTCTGGTTTGGGCCAGTGTTGTTATTGTTTTGTGCTGTTCTAATACAGACTCTTCACACCCTTACTCATTGGCAGATGCAAATAGATGCTGATGCATACTGTAGAAACAATGCCGAGTGGGTAAACCGTAACAGTAATGATGACTATTGATAATGCATACTTATGGGGGTTATAAGACCCCCTTTTTATTGTTCGGTTATCGGTACAAATACCCATTTGACAATGACTTAATGGTTGCTATATAATTATGTTACATTACTTTACAAAAGGATTAAATGACTTCATCAACTGCCGACAAGTACACTACAACAGAATACGGTAAGCAGAATATGTTTGCTGCTGAAGCACAACCTTGGATTGATGAAAACGATTCTTATGAAGGTTATGCATTGAACGCAGAGAAAACAAATGGTCGTTGGGCTATGATTGGTTTCGTAGCATTGATAGGTGCTTATGTTACTACTGGACAAATCATTCCAGGTGTATTTTAAATGAACATCCCAACATATGACATACCGCATTCACCGATCCTTCTTTTAGGGTTTGCTGGTATTGCGGTTGCTCTGTTTACACTTTATACTGTTAACAAAGCGTATTACAACTCACCATTCAAATCATGAAGATTCTAATACAGACTCTATTTCTTGGAACAATTGCAGCAGCAGTTGTTTATTCTCCAACTATTGCATACGTCTAATGAACTACTGGAAGAACGCAGAACAAATCAATGGTCGCCTTGCGATGATGGGTTTGATAATTGCAACAATCAATTACGGATTCACTGGCTGGGTAATACCAGGCATATTTTGAGATAAAAGGTCTCTTACACTTCTACCCCTATTAAATCTAAGAACAATGACACCCGAAGCAGAAAAGTTTAATGGCTGGATGGCCATGCTAGGATTTGTAGCAGCACTAGGTGCTTATGCAACAACAGGACAAATTATTCC